GTTGCGCACCCACCCGCCCACCCGCAGTGTTTTCGACATATAATTTGATATATTTAAAAATTCAGTTATAGTGGTCGGATGCAGAACTACAATGTTTCAGAGGACGTGCTCCGTGAAATTTTAGCCTTGGAAGAAGCAAAGAGAAAGCATGGACTAAGAGACAGAGCGCAAAAAAACTTTATGAACTTTGTCAAACATTGTTACGATGGTTTTATCGAAGGGGCGCACCATAAAAAGGTGGCAAAGAAATTTGAGCAGTTGGCCACGACCCCTGGTTCACGGATCATTATCAATATGCCACCCAGACATACCAAATCTGAATTTGCAAGTTACTTATTACCTGCGTGGTTAATTGGCAAGAAACCAGATTTAAAAATTATTCAGACTACACATACGGCAGAGCTTGCGGTACGCTTTGGACGTAAGGTGAGGAACCTTATGGAGTTGGAGGTATATCGAGATGTTTTCCCTGATGTGGAGTTGCGTTCGGATTCTAAAGCCGCTGGTCGTTGGGAGACTGGGGAAGGAGGAGAGTATTATGCAGCTGGAGTTGGAGGTGCGATTACTGGACGTGGAGCTGACTTACTTATTATTGATGACCCACATTCAGAACAGGATGCCCTTTCTGAAACGGCGCTCGAAAGTGCCTATGAGTGGTATACATCCGGTCCTCGTCAACGTTTACAACCTGGAGGGTCAATAGTCATTGTTATGACCCGTTGGTCATTAAAAGATTTGACTGGCAAATTGATAAAGGCACAAGCAGCAGACCCCCTATCGGATAAATGGGACATCATAGAGTTTCCTGCAATATTGCCCAGTGATAATGTCCTGTGGCCACAGTTCTGGAAAAAAGAAGAATTGTTAAAGGTCAAGGCTTCATTGTCATTGAGCAAATGGAATGCGCAGTGGCAACAAAATCCTGTAGCCTCCGAAGGTGCGATAATAAAAAAGGAATGGTGGAATGTGTGGGAGAAGGAAGACATTCCGATGTTGAGCTACATTATGCAAAGTTATGATACAGCGTTTAGTAAAAAAGAGACTGCGGATTATTCTGCGATAACTACGTGGGGAGTATTTCGACCCAACGAAGGACAGGACGAACATTTGATATTACTGGATGCACAACGTGGACGATGGGACTTTCCTGAGTTGAAGGCAAAAGCAAAAGAAGAATATAAGTACTGGGATCCAGATATGATTTTAATCGAGGCAAAGGCCAGTGGTACACCGCTCACGGACGAATTGAGAAATATGGGAATACCTGTGGTCAATTATACACCGAGCAAGGGACGAGACAAACATACTCGTATGCATATGGTGGCACCGTTATTTGAGTCTGGTAAAGTGTGGGCGCCAATGAAAAGTTTTGCCGAGGAAGTGGTGGAGGAAGTGGCGGCATTTCCGAACGGTGATTATGACGATTATGTGGATAGTATGACGATGGCTCTTATAAGATATCGTAAGGGTGGGTTCATAAGACTTGACAACGATGAAGAAGAAGAGGAAAGTATAAGGGTTAATTTTCGTCAATACTACTAGGAGAAAAGTATGGCACTTCCAATATTAGGTTCCGCAGTAAGTCTTGTAGGAGACTTGGCAGGATCTTGGTTAAAAGGAAGAGTGGCAAAACAACAAGCCGAAACAGAAGCTAAAGTAGCACAAGCAAAAGCAAAGGCGGTGGTATATGAAAAACAAGCGACTGGGGAACTGGACATGGAGCGCTCCCTCACGGAGCAGATGGGGGGCAGCTGGAAAGACGAGGCGTGGACGATATTCTTTATTGCCGTACTTACTGCCTGCTTCTTGCCCTGGACACAAGAGTATGTTCGAGAGGGTTTCATTTTTCTTGATACTTCTACTCCTGATTGGTTTGCTAATTGTATTTATATTAGTATAGCCGCAAGCTTTGGTTATCGCATTGGCAAAGCAGGAGTTGGGTTATTGAGTGCAAAAAAGGCGGTACAACAACCAGTAACCAGAAAAAAGAAAGGGTAAGCTATGGCAAAAAAAATTGACCCAAGTCAAATAGACAAGTCAATGCCAGCGATGGGAGAAGAGCTCGTTATCGAAGGTGAAGAAGAGGAAGTAGAAGAGGGCGAAGAAGGTGAAGAGGAAGATGGTCCAATTGAAGTGATTGAAGAAGAAGAGGACGGCTCAGTTGTCGTCAACTTTGAAGGAGCATCACAACAGGTTATGGCACAAGAGCACGATGCTAATCTTGCCGAGATGATTGATGCCAGAGTTTTAGAAGAGATTTCAAATAATTTAATTTCCGATTACGAGGGTGATAAGGAAAGTAGACAGGACTGGGAAAATGCATATGCAGAAGGACTAGAGCTGTTAGGGATTAAGTATGAAGAAAGAGAAGAACCGTTTCGTGGATCTTCTGGTGTAACACACCCGTTAATATCTGAAGCCGTAACACAGTTTCAAGCACAAGCGTATAAAGAACTACTACCAGCAGGTGGGCCAGTACGAACACAGATTTTAGGAGCAACTACTCCAGAGGTAGAAAGTCAATCACAAAGAGTGCAGGACTTTATGAATTATCAGATTGTACACGTTATGGAAGAGTACGATCCTGAACTAGACCGATTATTATTTTATCTACCCTTATCTGGTAGTGCGTTTAAAAAAGTATATTTTGATGAGACACTTGACAGAGCTGTATCTCGTTTTGTACCTGCCGATGATTTAGTAGTACCGTACAATGCGACAGATTTATATTCTGCTACGAGAGTAACACACGTGTTGCGTGTTTCTGGTAACGAGATAAAAATTCATCAGGCAACTGGCTTCTATAGAGATGTAGAGTTACAACCATACACAGAAGATGATGAAGTAAAAGATAAAGAAAGAGAACTCAGTGGTGTAGAAAAAAATGGAAGCGATGAAGATTACACTTTGTTAGAAGTACACACTAGTTTAGACCTTGAAGGGTTTGAACACAAAAGTCCGATTGATGGAGATCCAACAGGAATTAAACTTCCTTATATTGTGATACTGGATTTAGAAAGTGGTCAGGTGTTATCGATCCGTAGAAACTACAAAGAGGGCGATGAATATTTTAAGAAGCTCCAATACTTTTCACATTATAAATTTTTACCAGGACTTGGGTTTTACGGTTTTGGATTATTACATATGATTGGTGGACTTGGACGATCTGCCACTTCTATATTACGACAGTTAATTGATGCAGGTACTTTAGCTAATTTACCTGCTGGATTTAAAGCAAGAGGAATACGCATACGAGACTCTGACGAACCACTATCGCCCGGAGAGTTTAGAGATATTGATGTTCCTGGTGGAGCATTAAAAGAAAGTATTCTACCTTTACCCTACAAAGAGCCAAGTGCTACATTGATGCAACTTTTAGGATTTGTGGTACAAGCAGGTCAAAGATTTGCAGCGATTGCAGATATGCAAGTAGGAGAAAGTAAACAAAATGCCGCAGTGGGTACAACGATTGCATTACTTGAGCGTGGCTCAAGAGTAATGTCTGCGATCCACAAAAGAATGCACTATGCACAAAAACAAGAATTTAGAATGTTAGCAAAAGTGTTTGGCGAGTCTCTTCCACCAAGTTATCCGTATAATGTTTTTGGCGCAGAAGCGATGATAAAACAAATGGATTTTGATGACCGAGTAGATGTAATACCTGTATCTGACCCTAATATATTTTCTACGTCTCAAAGAATGGCATTAGCTCAAACTCAGTTACAACTGGCTCAGTCTAATCCAGGAATACATAACTTGTACGAAGCGTACAGAAGAATGTACGAGGCTGTGGGCGTGCAAAACATAGAGGCAATCCTGCCTCCTCCTCAACCCCCACAGCCTACTGATCCTGCTATAGAAAATGCAAGAGCGATTGCAGGTCAAAACATTCAAGCGTTTCAAGAACAAGATCACGATGCACATATGGCATCTCACATAAGTTTTATGAAAACACCCGTTGTTGCAAGCAGTCCGCAGATTTTTGCCTTGCTTTTGGCTCACCTTTGTGAGCATATTGCTTTTAAGGCAAGAGGTGTTGCAATGATGGAAGCTGTGACAATGGCACAGCAGGCACAACAAGCTGGCCAACCCGAACCTATGGTTGATGGTGAAGCAAAAGTTGCCCAGTACATATCTCAATACACGGAGGAAGTACTGGCTCTTTTTGCTCCCCCTCAAAAAGGTCCCGATCCGCTTGTTGCTTTGAGAGAGAAAGAGTTAAACATTCAGGCAATGGATATGCAAAGAAAAGCTATGGAGTTTGATGCTAGAATGCAGTTCGAAGAGAACAGAGAAGACGGCAGACAGGATATTGCAAAAGACAGAATTCAATCTGCTGAAGATATAGCTCAATTAAGAGCACAAGTTAATCGTGAACGTTTTGAAAATAAAGGAGGCTCTTGATGGGCAAAGAAACAAAAAAAAGTGGGTTAGCTCCAGCAGCTTTTGCAAGTGACCCGATGGCACAAATAGACGCTCTTATCAAAGAAGCAAAGAGACTTAAAAAAAATCAAGATCAAATAAACAAGCCTAAAAAAAGATTTGATCAAGGAGGAAGTAATATGGCGAAAAAAAATTTTAGTAGTAAAGAGTTAATGATGAAAAGTCAGTACGCTCAAAAAAATACAAAACCAAAAAAGAAACTAGCAGATGTTTCAAAAGAAGATATGATTAAAGCAGGCTTTAGTTCTTTTGGAAAAGAGTCTCTTAGAAAATATTTAAATATGAAAAATAAATTAGGTAGAAAGCCTACAAAGAAAGATTTTGAAACAAAGAAAAAATCAACAGTAAAAACTATTAGTTCAAAAGCTAATCCTTTGAAAAAATTTACTACTCCTGTTAAAAAGCAAACAAAAACTCCTCAAGGAGAACAAATTAAAAATATGGCACAACAGAAAATGACTGCCGAAGATAATATAGGAAGACAGATTGCAGCCGCTAAAGGTAAAAGCAGTATGAAACTTCCTACAGACACATCTTCTTATCAAAATCTTAACAAAGGTGGTTTACCTAAACTTAAAAAAATGAACAAAGGCGGAGTTTTTAAAGGAATTTTTTAATGGCAGTAAACTATAGAGGAGAGAAATTTTCTGGTTATAACAAACCAAAAAGAACTCCGGGCAAAAAGAAAAAATTTGCCGTGCTTGCTAAAGTAGGTGACAAAGTAAGGTTAATACGATATGGTGACCCAAATATGAAGATAAAAAAGAACATACCGAACAGAAGAAAAAGTTTCCGAGCAAGACACAAGTGTGATAGTGCGCCTCCTTCTAAACTAACTGCAAGATATTGGAGTTGTAAAAAATGGTAAGAAGAGGTGGAATGAGAACTCAGATGGCAAGACAAATGGGTGTATCTAAAAACAGAGCAGACGATCTTTTAGCAAAAGCTAAAAAAATGAATGACGCAGAAGGATTTAACATAGGAGGTACGAAAATGGCAAAAGAAATACCAGCAGGACCTAAAGGTGCAGGACTAAGAGCTTTAAAAAAAGAGGCTCCCGAAGTTGTAAAAGATATGGGTTTTAAACGTGGCGGGTCATTAATGATTATGATCACAGGAAATGTTTCACGTGAAACATTTAACCCAGTAGAAGAAATTACACCTGGCCCAAAGGATATAAAAGTAGAAATGAACAGGCAAGTGAGAAACCAAGAAATTAAAGGTACTCCTCCTGTTCAAGTAAAAGGAAGAAAGTTTTCTGGAGTTTATTAATGGACTCTACAAATTTTGCGTACGCTGTTTTAAAAAAAATACAGCAACGCATAGAATTAACGAAGGACTCACTTACAGGTGGTTCTTTTAAAACGATGGAAGAATATAAACAAGTTGTTGGAGAACTAAAAGGTCTTCAAGTTGCAGAAAGAGAAATAAAGGATCAATTAGAAAGTAAGGAGGAAAGCTTTGACTAAAACACTTTATGTGCCAGAACACGTAGCCAGAAAAGGCAAAAAAGAAAAACAAGTAAATATTGAAAATTTATATCAACCAAAAGACACAAAAGTTCTTGACCCTAGTTTAATTAAGAAAAATTTAAAAGATAGATTACCACAACCCACTGGTTGGAGAATATTGGTAATGCCATATATGGGCAAGGCTT